GGCATCTATGAGTATTTCGTCACCGTCGAAAACACCGAGGACAGCATCAAGGTCACCCCGACCGCGGCCAGTCACACCATCACCGTTAACGGCGTGAAGGTGACCTCCGGTTCGGCATCGGGCAACATCGATCTGGCGGAAGGCGAGGTTACCCTGATCACCATCCGGGCCTGGGAAGAAGGTAAGGCCCCGGTCGTTTACGTGATCAAGGTCTACCGCGAGGCAGGTGAGTAAGCATGCCGACAGTCACGATCGGCGGTAAAGAGTGGCGGCTGCGCTACGACTTCAACGCGATCGCGGACGCCGAGGAAAAGGTCGGCCTGGGTATCGGTGCTATGTTCAGCGACGACCGGGCCGGCCTGAGCTCTATCCGGCTGCTGGTTTGGGCCGGCCTGAAATGGCGCGAACGCGGGCTCACCATCGAGCGGGCCGGCAGCATGATCGAGGAATATATGGTCGAAGGCGGATCGCTTGAGGTGCTCATGGAGAAAGTCCGGATCGCAATGCAACAGTCCGGCCTATTGCAATTCAAGAAGGTAGAGGCAGAAGAGGGAAACCCGATAGCGGAGACGGAATAGACGCCGATCTCCGCTACACCTTTTATATCGCTGAATACGAAAAGATGGCCGCTAAAGCTGGCCTGCTCCCCCGTGAATTCTGGCGGCTCACCCCGGCAGAATTTTTGTTATATCTCGACGGTTGGCAATGGCGTGAGGATCAGAGATGGTATCGGACCGCGTGGCAAACGGCCTGGATCATAAACCACTGGCGGCCCGAGGCCAACCAGTTGACCATCGGCGATCTACTGCCGAAACACGAGGCAGAAAAGAAACGAGAGCCCATGACCGACGAGCAGATGGCCGAGAATATGCTGGCCTGGGCGCTTATCATGGGCGCTGAAGATAAAAGAGGACAGAAAGGGGCGGTATAGTGGCCGAGAAAAAGCTGATGGTCGTCATCGGCGCGAAGGCATCGGAATTCAATCGCGTCATGGGCCAGGTTAAAAAAGACACCCGGGACATTAGCCGCTCCTTTATGGATGTCGGCCGCGACCTCCAGACCGCGGGCAAATCCATGACCGCATCAATAACCCTGCCGATCCTTGCCGTGGGCGGCGCGGCGCTCAAGGCATACGGGGACTTTGAGCAGACCATGACCCAATCGACCGCGATCATGGGGACCCTCTCCGAAGATATGCGCAAGCAGATGGAAGCGGCCGCCCGTGAGGTGGGAAAAACGACTAAATTCGGTGCCAGTGAAGCGGCGGAGGCTTTCGAGTTCCTGGCCCTGGCCGGACTTTCTGCTGAGCAGTCCATCGCCGCCTTGCCACAGGTGGCCGCCTTTGCACAGGCCGGTAATTTCAACCTGGCGCGCGCGACTGACCTGGCTACCGACGCTCAGGCAGCCCTCGGCATAACGTCGAGCGATGCGCAGGAAAACCTAAAGCAGCTGACCCGCGTGACAGACGTGCTCACCCGGGCGGCAACCCTGGCGAACGCGAACACGGAGCAATTCTCGGAATCGCTCACGGAAAAAGCTGGTGTCGCCCTACGTAACGTCAAAAAGGACATCGAGGAGGGCGCCGCGGTCCTGGCCGTATTTGCTGACCAGGGTGTCAAAGGCGGACAGGCCGGCACGACCCTGAACGCGACGCTTGAGGGGCTCACCCGGCAGGCGATCAAGAACAAGGATCTTTTTAAGTCTTACAACGTCGAAGTATTCGACGCCAACGGCCAGATGAAAAACATGGCCGACATCGCCGGGGATCTGGAAAAGGCCCTCGGTGGAATGAGCACAGAAGAGCAGCGGGCGACCCTGCTGAAGATGGGATTCAACCGCCAGGCGCTAAATGGGATCCAGATGCTGATGGGCAACAGCGAAGCGATCCGGGAGTATGAGGCGGAGCTACGAAACGCGGGCGGCGTCACCCAAGACGTGGCCGAAAAGCAGATGAATAACTTATGGGACCAGCTCGGGCTGATCAAGGACCGCCTGGTCGACTCCGGCATCGTCATCGGTGAGGTTTTGGGCGACACCATGCGCGACACGGTGCTGCCGATGATCGACCGCCTGGTCGAAAAGGTGGCGGGCTTGGCCGAAAAATTCGCAAATTTATCGCCCGGCACTCAGCAATTCATCATCAAAGCGCTGGCCCTGGCAGCCGCCCTCGGCCCGCTGCTGATGGTGGCCGGAAAAATGGCCTTTACTTTCGGGCAGCTGATCCCGATCATCGGCAAGGCAGGCGCTGTAATAAAGCTGATCGGCGGTGGCATCGGAACGCTGGTAACCGGCCTCGGCGGTGCAGGCGCTGCTGCCGGTGGAGCTGCTGCCGGGTTCGGCGCACTGCTCGGCCCGGTCCTGGGTGTCGTGGCCGCTATCGCTGCGGTCACCGCAGGAGCAGTGCTGCTGGTAAAATATTTCAAAAAAGATGTCATCCCCGAAGTCGACTTATTTGCCGATCACGTCGAGCACAGCGTCGACAGCGTCACCGGCCAGATGAAGAGCATGACGCATACCATCAGCGACACCACCAAGGAGGCCGTCGGCGCCTATGTGGAGCTCGACGACAAGGCGCAGAAGTCACTCCTGAACCTGCATTTGAGGTCGACCGAGATCACCGGCGAGATCAAAGACGACATGGTCGGCCAGTACAAAGAAATGAACACGCAGCTCGTCGCCGGCATGGAGAAGCGCAAGGAAGAGGAGATCGACCTGCTGCGTCAGACCCTGAACGAGACCGGGGCCTTGACCGCACAGGAGGCCCGGAAGGCGCTGAAAGACGCTGAGGAGCACTGGAACGAGAGGATCAAGGAAACCGAAGGCTATCAGGAAGAGATCAGCCGCATCTTTGACCGAGCGGCCCGTGAGCGCCGCGAGATCACGGAGAACGAGTACGACCGGATCCTGGAGCTGCAAGAAGAAATGAAAAATGAATCCATCCGGATCCTCTCCGAAAACGAGATCGAGGCCGAAGTCATCCTTAACCGCATGAAGGACCGTGACGGTAGAGTCACCGCCGAGACCATGGCTGAGCATATCAAGGAAGTCAATCGCGGCCGCGACGAAGCAGTCGCCGCTGCTGAGGATGAGTATGATCGCCGTGTAAGGGCCATCATCCGGCTGCGCGACGAGACAAAAAGTATCACAGCCGCACAGGCCGACAAAATGATCGAGGAAGCCAAGCGCGCCCGCGACGAGACTATCGAAGAAGCCGAAGATATGCGGCTGGGCGTGCTGGATAAGATGCGGCGCATGAACGAAGATCTCGACAGTCAGGTAAACACCACCACCGGCACCATCCTGAGCAACTGGGAAAAGCTCAAACGCTGGTGGAGCGGCTGGAAACCGGAAACGAAAAAGATCGAGGTCCAGCAGCCCGCGGTCCAACAGATGGGCTCTTTGGGGCGCACTCCACAGTATGCATCCGGCACCAGCTACCACCCCGGCGGCGCGGCTATCGTGGGCGAGGTCGGCCCGGAGCTGGTGAACCTCCCCCGCGGCTCTCAGGTGATCCCCCTCTCCGGCGGCGGGCTGAAAAGCGAAGTCCGCCACTCCGGCACCATCACCATCAAGGGCGTCAATGACCAAGGGCAGCTCGTGGGCGTGGTGGACGCCGTTATCGAGCGGCTCATTGCGGAGGTGAGGGCGTGAGAACATCCCTTTACAACGACCGAACCGGCGCGCTGCTCTCTGACCGCGTGACGCTTGCCAAACCGATCCAGTCTACCATCGAGGTCAAGAACCGCCTGCTCGACGGCAGCTGGCATATCCAGACTATAGGCTCTCCGGCGCGGAGCTACGAGCTGGAGTTTATCATCCCCGCGACCCTGCAGCCGACGGTCGACACCCTTGCCACAGAAAAAGCGACGCTTCGCTTGGAGCGGCACGGCAAGACGCACAAGGGCATCGTATCGGGCGATCCCGACTATGAGCAGCTCATCGGCAGCACCGACCCGTCCCGGGCGCTCTACAAGTGTCACGTTTTACTGCTGCTCACGGGGGGCGACTGATCCATGCGCGTCATTCCCGCCTCCATCCTGGCAAAGCTGCGGCAG